CATCCCAATCTTGTGTAGCATCAAACGATAATGTATCTTCTTCTAAATATACACCGCCTGTTATTTTTGTTAAATTATTAGCATCTGCTGTAAATGTTTTAGATGCCGCTGTTGTTCCTAGTGTTGCAATATCATTATAATTTATTTCTGCTGTTGTTACAGTTGCACCATCTAATTTATTTATTTCTGCTGCTGTTGAAGTAACTAAAGTTCCTCCTAATTTTAATCCATTAGATGTATCATGTGAAGCAATATCAAAATCAATTGCTCCATCAGATATAGTTACATCTCTATCAGAATTAATTGAAATAGCAGGAGTTGTTCCTACCGCACTTCCTAATCCAATTACTAAATCATCAGCTGAATCATCTAGTCCAATATAAAAGTCCTGGGCATTACCATCAAAAACTAAGGCAGCGTCTTCTGCTCCTGCATCTCCAATTGTAAATGTTGGAGTAGTACCTATTAAAGAAACATCACCACTGATCCCACCATCTTTGATTAATAAACCATCGATCGTAACACCCGAACCGGACGTTTTCTCTGATACTGTATCTACTTTGATTTCCGAAGCCATTATTTTTTATCCTCCTTAGGTAAATTATCCTGCAATACTTTTGAATAATGTTCAGAAAGTATTTTATTCTTTTCTAGACTATGAAGCAAGTTTTCTCTTTCTTTTGCTAGAACTTTAACATTATTAAAGGCAATTTTGCCTTTTTCATCTAGTTTAGTTTCATCATATTCTTTTTTGTCTAGTGTAAACATTTATTTTCCTTTAACTTTTAGGGTTATCATCTTTAACTTTTTTAATTCTTGTTTTCCAAGCATCAATATCCTTGTATATCTCATCAAGCTGGTCACCAATGTCACCATAAGATTTTTTACGAGTATTGCGTACATTATTATTTGATTCTAATTTATTAGCTGCTGTTTCATAAGAATTAATTTGTGAATCTGTTGGTTTATTAACACCAGAAACATCCCATTTGTATATATATGCTTCACTAGGTAATGTACCTTCATTTTTTAAAACTACTGATGAGTATGTTTCTGAAGGGCCAATTTCATTTTCTGTCTTACCATTTGCTTCTAAATATAATTTAACTTTTGTATATAATTGTGCCATATTTCCCTCTACGTATCTGCCAATTTAATGCAGGTAAAACCACTATCCTGTCTGCCAGTATCGCCAATTAGATTATTTGTTGCTCCAACATAATAAGAAAACTTAAATTTAACATTAGTTGTATTAGTAACATCTAATATAAAAGAATTTGACATTTGTACATTATCTGAAGTTGCGGGAAAATGTCCAGCAGCATGACAAGCAGTACTGTAACTACTATTGTCATCTGTTGTACTCATTATAAAAGCCATATAATTATCAGCCGCATTATCACTATTTGCATAAAAAGAAAAATCAATAAGATAGAAGCCTGTACTTGGAAAAGAAAATATTCCAGAAGATTGAGATAATCCTGTTCCTAATACTGAAAATCCGTCTGTATCAGCTCGTTCCCAATTAGTTGTTATATCAGTATTAGAACCAGTTGTAGCCATATTTACTGTACCACTTATTCGCCACATATCACCTTCTGCAAGACCACCACCAACATAAGTTTTTAATCTTGATGCTGTTGTTTTTCTGTTTGTTCCACCTGCTCCATCATCAATAATAAATAGGTCAGCGTCTACAATAGCTGCTCCAATATCTGTTGCTCCGTCAATATCTAAAGTTGTTACTGGTGTTGTACCGGCAGTTAATCCTGCACCCGAACCAGTAAATGATGTTGCTGTAAATACACCAGTTGAACTTAAAGATGCTTTTTCAGCTGCCGCTTCTGAAGCTGCTGTTTTAAAACTTAACTTTGTTGCATTATTAGAAGAACTAAAATCTCCTTCTGATACTGCTTCAATACCTGCTGCAACTAAAATCGCATCAGTGCCTGTACCTTCATCTGGTGCCTGAAAATCAATTTTGCCAATAACATCGTTTGCTGCAATATCTGTTTCACCTGTTTGTAGTGTAAGTGAAACTGGTTTATCATCGGCTGTTGCAGTGTGTTTTAATAAAAGACCAGCATCAGCAGAATGTGTTAAAGTTATTTCTGAATCTGCTCCAAATTTAATAACAGCTGAATCTGATCCTAAAGATAAATTATCAGCTATTGTAACTGTATCATGCCCTAATGTAATAGCATCAACATTCGATGTAATAGTACCAGCTACAATTTGCGCATAATGTGAATCATCTGCATCATAGAGCTTTAATCCTCCGGTTGCATTTATACGAATCTCTGCCATTTATTCTCCT